AGTCCCTTTTTACCAGCGCACCCTCTTCACCCGTGGGCTTTTGCTGGTACTGAGCGTTCCATTTGTAGACAGGAAGCTCTTCTTTCAGCGCCAACAGCTCGTCTAGCGACCAAAATTCAGGCCAGAGGCTATTTCCCGACGGCAAAATGGCCGGTAACTCAATCACTTCCCACTCTGTTGAGTCAGATTTCAGCACGCGGCCGGTCAAATCCTTGTCTGACCAGCGCGTCATCACGACAATAATCGCCCCGCCCGGCTGTAAACGTTGCCGCGGACCTGACGTGTACCATTCATACACGGAATCAAAGACCGTCGGGTCCCCCTGCGCTAGTCTCGCCTCTTGTTCCGAGTGCGGGTCATCAATAATCAGTAGATCCGCGCCCTTACCAGTAACAGTACCGCCCACACCAATCGCAAAGTAGTCCCCGCCGTGGCTCGTCGCCCACCGGCCAGCCGCTTTCGAATCCACCCGCAGCCCCACATTCGGGAAGATTTTCCCGTACTGCTCGCTATCCACCAGGTTCCTGACCTTTCGACCAAACCCCACCGCCAGTTCAGCCGTGTTCGACGTCTGGATGACCTTCTTCTGTGGGTTCTTACCCAAGAACCACGCAGGCAACAGGTAAGAGGCAAACTCACTTTTCGTATGTCGCGGCGGCATGTTGATGATCAGCCGCTTCAACTTCCCCTGCGCGATCTCTTCAAACTTCTTAGCCATCAACGCATGATGTCGGCCATGTATAAACCCCGGCCACATCTCTTTCACAAAGGCCATGAACGACTGCTGCGCCTTCTCCCGCACGAGCGCGTCTCGATACTGCCCCACCTGCTCCAGCAGTTTCTCCTGCTCCGCCGCAGGCAACTTGCCTATCAACTCACTCAAGTCCACGGACAGTTCGCCCTCTCTCGCATCGCCACTATCGACATCGCCTCCTGCCGCACAGGCTTATCCAACCGCTTCTGTATCTTCGCCAAAATAGGATAAATACTTACCGGCCGAAAATACTTCCGCCCAGCCTTTTGCTCCTTATACACCTGGTAGAGCATCTGGAACGCCTCCAACAACAACTGCTCGTCTCTATTCATTCCAGATTCCTAAACTGTATATACACCGGCCGAACACTTCTCCCACTTCTCTTCAACCGCTTCACCACACCCAACTTCACCAGCCGCTCAATAATCTCACTCGTATTTCCCAAACCACCCTTCCCACGTATCCGGCATATATCCCGGATCGACGGCCCAAACCCATACTTCCGCCACCACTCATCTATCACCAAAAACACTTCCTTCTGCACCGGCGTCATCCCTACCTCCATACACTCCTCATACGTCCTCTCCCGCCGACGCATTACCATTTCTCTATTGATCAAAACATCTGGCATAAAACTTGCTGTGTGTAAACGTTTACACTATCAAAATGGCAACTATGGTTTTTCGCCAAAAATATCCCCCCCGGGGGTAGGCGTTTCTGGAGGCAAGGGGGGTGTTTCTGTGTTGAGGGCCAAGAAGGCGATGTCGTCAGAAATGGATTCTTCTTGCGATTGTTCGTGGGGATTACTATGTAAACTGCCTGGGTGAGGCTCATTTGACGTTTTGGGGTGTCCCATGCCCGTACCCTCGCCATCATCCGCATTTTTACTGTCTGCCTTTTCAGGATCGGCAGCCAATTCGTTGAGCAATCGATCAGCATCAATAGTTTCAACATCGCCAGACGACAGGATCACAGTCTTTAATTGATCCATGATCTGATCGCGTATTGCGCCACTGCCTTGTACATGGGAAATTTCTTTTCGCTCTGTAAATGCTGCGATCTCGGTTACATTGCCCAGCACTTTCGCAGCTTGCACTTTCGTCGCGTGTTTAACGTCTGGATCAATTACTGTCTGGATCAGCGATTGAATTACTAGCTGCCTTATTGATGCAGCATCAGCGTATTTCATCGCCTCATTTGCCAGCCTGAGGGCATCTATTTGCTGGCTGATAACTGGATGCCTTTTCAGGCGTGTTGCATCATTGCTCTGTGAGTGTGGGCTGGCTTTGGTGTTATACGCAGACCGATAAGCTGCTGCGCCTGTTTCCCCCGCTGCTACTGCCTCTGCGAATCTGCGCTGCCTTGTAGTCAATGTGCCTTTTGGCACCATCATTGCGCCTTCTATGCCTTTAGTAGCTATAGCTGCCCTTAATGCCTTTCTACTGGGTGTTTTCATATTGATCTGCTGCTCGCGTTGCTCGCTGATGGCGCAAATATACCAGAACAAAGCCAGAATCTATCAAAATCCTGGGATTGATAGCACTACTATCGTATCCTGGGATGCAATACATAATCCCAATTAGCATATTGCATCTATCACTGGCAGCATCTAGGGGCGCGTAATTGCGTGTGTTTTTCTTTTGATAATAGGGGAAATTATGGAAATTACTGTGAGGATTACAGGCCAGTATGGTCTGCGTGTTGTCTATCCAGTGTGTGAAAAGGCACTGTTGCTGGCGCGTCTGGCGGGTTTCAAAACACTGCCAGCACACGCACTCGAAACAATCAAAGCACTGGGTTATTCGATCAACGTACAACCTGAAACATTGTGAGGCAGATCATGGGAAAAACGATATTAGCTGGCATTGCTGCCGGTATGTTCATAAACACTGGCGCAATCATCGCAATGGCTTGTGTCGGACAATTAGATGCTGGCAGTGGCTTTTTACTGGCAGTCTTTTCGCTGGGTGTTGCTGCGCTGGCACTGATCGAGCGCGAGGGGATTCCAAATGAGTAATTATGACTATTGCGGAAAAAATCGTCTTGATTGGATGGACACACTGGCGCAAGTGCTGCGCTACCATCCCAGCGCTGATCACTTATGGCACCATCGCGAGCAGAATCGCTACCCATTGCACCCAGCCATTCGGGAATCTGTACTGTTAGCTGCACCTGCTGATTGGCATTTGCTAGTGCTGCAATGGCCGCACGTTTCAATCAAAGATGCTGCGCGTCTGGCTTACACGCGAAATGTAGATCATGGGTTCGCTGATCGCCAGACTGTTACAAGCATTTCAAAATACATAACAGAGCATTTCCCAGCACTGCAATCGCACTTAATCCGAGATATCTGCGCGAAATTTGGCAATCATCAATTTGCGATCTCACACGATATCGAGCAAATGCTTGAATGGCTGGCTGAATCGCCAACGTCTTGCATGGTGCGCAGACACTGGCAAGCTGGTAGCTGGCACCCATATCGCGCCTATGATCCCAAATTTGGCTGGGGACTAGCTGTCAGATTGGAAAATGGGCAAATAATGGCGCGCGCGCTGATCAATGAGCAAAGTAAGTCTTTTGTCCGATCATTTGGCGCAGTCAACAATGAACGCAATCATTCTCAAAATGATAACGCACTCAATAGCTGGCTTGAATCGCAAGGGTATCAGTACAGCGATGGCTGGGGCGGATTAAAGCTGGCACTGGTAGATCATCCTGATGGCGGATGGACTGCGCCATATTTGGATGGCGATTGCCAGCACGCTGATCAATTGCGAGATTGCTTAATAATTACTGATTGTGGCGAATATGCTTGCACTAATACAGACGGTCATCTGGATGATGAGGATTCTCATTACTGCCAAGATTGCGATTCGCGGATCAACATCAATCGTGGCGATCACATATGGGCTGGCAGACATGAGGATCGATTGATCTGCGAATCGTGCGCTGGCGATTATTGTCGCGCCATCGGCGCAAATGGCGATGAATATTATGAATACACTAACGATTGCACTTACGTCGAATCGCGTGACGAATGGTATGTTGACAGATACATGAGCGAAAACGGCATTGTGTATTGCGATGATACCGAAACCCATGAGCATCGTGACGATTCACTGTGGCTGGCACTGCGCGATGAATGGGTTTCATCAGATTGCACCTATGCGGTCTATTGCGAGGATGACGATCAACACCAGCACATTGATGATTGCGTGTTGCTGGATGATGGCACCTATACATTACGCACTGACAACGAAAGCGAGGCAGCGGCATGATCATCTTACATAAGACACTTGATCGCGCACTGTCGATCAAAAGACCACATGGGGCGGCAGCTACCGCGAAATTTTCACGCTGGCTGGCTGACAATCTGCCGGATGGTATCTGCGCCGAATTTGATGCTTGCGGAAATTTGCACGTTGACACTCGCGCAGAGGATGGCAATCGCACGTTATTTGTCGCACACGTTGACACAGTGCATAGCAAGTCTGGCAAGAATCGCATCAAAAAAACGCGCACACACTGGCACGCTGATGGTGATGTTCTCGGCGCTGATGATGGCGCTGGGTGCGCCATGCTGATGCACTTAATACATTCTGGCGTGCCAGCATATTATGTGTTTACCGTTGGCGAGGAAAAGGGTGGGATCGGCGCGACATGGCTGGCAAAGAATAAGCCTGATCTGCTGCGCCAATTCGATCGCGCGATCGCTTTTGATCGTCGGGGTATTGATTCTGTTATCACTCATCAAGGATGGGGTAGATGCTGCTCTGATGCTTTCGGACAGGCATTGTGCGATTCGCTGGGATCATTCGATCAGAATTTGATGCACTTGAATGATGACACTGGTGTTTATACAGATACCGCCGAGTTTATCGATCTGATCCCAGAATGCACCAATATATCGATTGGCTATTCAAATGAGCATACGGTCAACGAATCATTGAATATTCTGTATTTCAATATGTTAGCTGCTGCTGCTGCGCGTGTTGATTGGGATAGTCTGCCAGTGGCGCGTGATCCTCGCGATCCTGATCCTGATGACTGGCAGAGATACAGAGGCAGCTACTATTTGACTGCCAGCTATTCGAGTGCCTATGATGATCTGACAGACTATCTATCTGCTGCGCTGCTAGATGCTCAATACGGACACACTCGCGAATTGATTGAAATAGTGGCTGAGTATGCTTTCCCAGATGATCCGCATCTAATGGCAAAACACTTGAATCCTCGCAAACTCGATTATCGGATCGTTGACGATCTGCTGGCTGATCTCGCCAGCGAATTGATCAGCGCAGATGATGCCATGCTGATGCTTGCGGATGAAATGTACGATTCTTTGTGACCAAAGCCAGCCAGTGCTGCCAGCAATGGCGCACTGGCTTTTTTACGTCTATACAGTGCCGATCCTGATGCGCCAGCATCAGAGGCACCAGCGGCAGAGGCACCAGTACAGGCAGCACTAGCAGTGCCAGCACTAATGTCACTGGCAGCAACACCAGCAATAAACCCAGCAATAGATGTTAATTTGATAACGCGATCACGCTGGATCGGATCGGCAGAGTATGGGTGAGTGAGTATGGGTGAGTTTGTATGCGTGAGTTCAAAAAAGGAGTGAGTTATGAATTTTGATGTTGAAACAAAAGATGGCATGGCAAATTCTGTCCGCTGGACAGAAGCAATGCTCGGTCAGATTAAAGACGGCGGCACTTGGATGATCCCGCGCAGTGGCACAGTCGTAAGGGTGAGCCACAAAGATAAGACCGTCAGCATTACCGCTGGTATTTATCCAGAGAATAGCCTTCGCCGCGTTATCAAGGCGATGGGTTGGACAATCAAATAGGGGATTAAACAATGAACACATTTACATTAACTGACGACGAATTTTTTCGCTGGTATCAACCACAACAAAATCCATTCGACGGCAATGCTTCATATGATGGTTGCATGTTTGAAACTTACGGTAAAGAACACGATCACATAAAACTAGTACACGAACTCGCGCCTGATCGTATTTGGACTGTGCTTGATTGTGACGGCAAAACCATCGTTGCCAATGGCTATCACTTTGTAAACCGCATGGGTTATTTAATTACAGAAATACCCGCGCCAGAAGGCATGTACTTTGAAGTCTTGGACGAAAACGATTTTGACTATCAAGCAACCATTTAGGAGATCAGACGATGAAAACCATTACCGTACAAATACCAGACCACGTAACTGAAACAGAGGCTCATGCCAATATTGCCCGACTGTTTAGCCCAGACTGGTTAGCAAGCTGGTGGAGTATTGAAGACGTGCAAGGCGAAAGACCATATCTAACAGACGATCAGGCGCGCGAAGTGTTGCACGCAATAGATCGGAAACATGATGCAAACATCGGCATCAACTGGGACTTCATCCAAGACGTTGCAGATATGTTATTCGACGATCCCGAAGAACTGATAGAGTGCGAGGATGACTAGCCAGCAAATGTTTACCCTGTACCTGATCGAGGATGATGACGGTCAGGTCAGGGTTATTTCAGACTACACCGGAAAGGGTGAGCGTTGCCTCGCGCTGGGCGTGGAGATCATGCAGTCCCTCGCCACCATCCAGCCGTACACGCATGGCGATCTGACACTAGCCATGCCAGCGCGTACCGATGTCGAGCATTGAATGGGTGAGGCTTTGCGAGAGCGCGAACAACCCAAGACGGCGGTGGTAGTCGTTGGCATCTTCACCCTGCTGATCTGATATCCAGATCGGCCAGCCAATCTCTGCTGCCGCTTGTTGCCCTGTGCCACTCGCATCATTGTCGGCAACCACTAAGCCAGACTCCAGACCTGCCGCCACCTTGACCATATTGCCAGCCGAAAAGCAAACATGAATTGTGTACCGCCGCTTCAGTTGTTTCATCGCAGAGCGAACGGATAACGCTGTGGCATATCCCTCGCACACAATGTTGATGCCCTTGTTGTCGAAGGTAAAGGTGGCTCCGCTGGTGCGCTGGCCGTACAAAAACTTCTTGGTGCCATCCTCCCAAATCTGCTGCACCCCTACCAGGCTTTTGCCGCAGCGCATGGGGATCAAAAGCACTGGCACATTCTCAATGTTCAGCACGCTGCCCTGCTCGTCGTCGAAACCCTTTCTTTGTAGGTAAGGGTGAGTTCGGTATCCGCTGGCGTTCAGCATCCTTACGGCCTTTCCTACAGCCTCTGTTGCCAGCTTTTGACGCTGCTGCTCTGCCTGCGCCTGACTGATGACGATTGATCGTATGTTCAAGTTGTTGCGCTCACTAGACTCTGGTTTCCACAGCGATACGATTGTGCTGGTTGCATGGTTCTGGACAAATCCATGCGTGCCCATGTACTTGACCGCTCCGTTGCGCTTCTTCGGGTGGTCTTCTGTTGGGTAACGCTTCCAGACACCGATGGGTGGCAAGTCATTGATGATGATCCCGTGTGATCGGGCAAAAGAAACGAAATCCATTATGCCCTCCCGATGGACTTTAGAAATTGTTTTAACTTCCTGTCGATGAATCGCTTGGTCTCCAGCTCTACCGCTTGGGGCGTGCTGTCACTCAACCCTTTCGGCCAGACACCAAACTTGTCCTTGTAGGTATGCGATGCTCGGCCTTTGCTCCATCCTTGATAGCGCATGAGCCAGACCATTTGATTCCAGAACTGCTGCTTACTTTCACGCGAAGGGGTGCCAGACAACTCAACCATCTCGCCTTGAACAGCAAACACTTTGTTCTTACGCTCACGCACATGGCCGCAGTTGTAGCAGGTGTCACTGGCAGACGGCCACAACGCGCTGCACTTCGGGCATTTGCTTTCTTCTTTGATCTTGTCAGTAGGTTCGCGCTTGGCTTTCTCTTTGCCCTCGTCAAGCTGGTCAACACCCTGCTCGAATACTTCATCCCAATCTTCGCGGAATCGCAGGTAATTACCAGAGTGGTCAAGCCAGATGGCAAACTCCTTGCCTTCATAGCCACGCATGACTCTGCCCATCTGCTGAATGTGCGATGACAGACTCTTGCTAAATGGCCGAGCCGACACGCCGATCATTACGTCAGGAACATCAAACCCTTTGGTGAGAATGTCGGTTGCGATCAGACCGTTGATCTTCGTATCTGGTTTGCCAAAGTCCTCGATGACCTGCTTCTTCCACTCGTCATCGTCTTTATAGCTGATGCAGATAAAGTTATAACCCTGCTCTTGGAACTTGCGTGCTAAGTGTGCGCCGTGATCTACACCGCTGGCGAATACGATGGTCTTGCGCGGTTGACCAAATACTTCGTGCGTTTTCTTGATCCACTCCGCAACAACATCGCCAGTGATCTTCATGCCACGCTCGGATGCTTCGGACTGGCTCCATTC